TGAAACTCGGGCTGTCTCTGATCAAACATTTCGTTAAATACAGATTCACCCATTTCTTGTGTCAAAATCTCAGGTGCTTTAATTTCAATGTCTTCAATAGGCATTTTTTTTCTTCTTACTTCTGTTTTACGTGTTTCACTACCACGTGGTGTTTTGTTTAGGCAGAGTTTTTCATTGCTTCTTCACCAAGAGTAATGTACTCTTGAATAACCTCTTTAACGAACATTATACCATCTTCCTGCCTAATGCAAGACATTATAATGTTAGGATCATCGGAACTGTCCCTTTTTACCTTTAATGAAGATAAAAACTCTTTTATTTCTGAATCTATTAATCTCCAGCCTGGCGTTGTTAATAAATCTTTCATATAAGAAGCATTTTTTATTTTTTCTAAATCCTCATCAGACTGTTCATAAATCAATTCGTCTTAAGCTCCTCTTTCTCAATAGGCCCAGGTATAGATGCTGCTGCTCTATCAGTTTGTTTTAACTCTCCCTGCAATCTCTTAGATTCTTCATATAAGTCTTTATTCTGTTCCCCTACATTTTCTAGGGCCTGCTGTAATTGCTGTATCATCTGAGATTGTTTATTTACCAAGTTATCAGGATTTATAAATCTGGCTAATTTTGGTGATAGAGACATCGCTATCTCTTGTAACATAGGTACGATATCAAGCGTCTCAATAAATTTATCATTTATGCCAGCAACAGATAGTAATTCAAGTATAGAGTCCCGATACTCCCTCTCTTTTAAAAATTGAGACCCTGTTGATACATTTATCTTAAATTGGCCAACTATCTCAGAAGGTGTTTGCAATTTCGATGTAACTACCCCATCAGAACCCTGTATAGGTATCAATATCTCATCGTCGAAAAATTGTATAATTATATCCCATGACTTCTGTAGGCTTTTCTCAATCATTCTCTTCTCAAACTTTCTCACAAACTTACTAAACTGCGATCTAGTCTGAGTTAAAAGTGTACCCAATGCCTTACCTGATCTATCAACTTGAGTACCCGTAGGTGATCCACCAGCCAATGAAGTAGCTCCAGTCCCAGACTGCATCATGTTTTCTAGTCGAATCTGCTCGTTATTTAGATGACTTAGCGGAACATCAACTGTTATCTTTCGAACAGAATCCATCTGCTTTGACATGAGTACCTTATTAGGTTGCTTTCTTGATTGAGAAATATCAGATTGCTTAATCCCAGAGGCCTGCAAAACCTCGAGAGGTCCATTTAAATTAAATGTTAATCCGTCCAAAGACTGATTTTCTTTATCATTCATCTGAAACTGAAGATCTTGATATGGGCTAATTACAGAGTCTGAATTAAATTCACCAACCATACTGTCATAATTACAACCACTAAATGTCTTATACCCCCCAATTACAGGGCTTACAATACATCTTAAACACTCCGATCTCTCCCCTATATCTATCCAGAACTGCTTACGGTATTTAACGCCAGTCTCTTCATTCTCAGTAGTGAATAAACCCTGAAATCTTAGTATCTCATAACTAGAAGAGTCTTTATTATCATTCGATGTGGCAATATCATCCATAAATGTTTTACCATCACCCGTCCCATCCACATCCTGTGTTGGTCTTTCACCATATACTGGGTTCATTTTTAATAACTTATTTACTGCTGAAGAATTATAAACCCCACGATCTCTCATCTCAATTAACTTCTGGGCTGTCATCTCATCCCTATATATAATATCGTCACCTTCAGGGTCATCTTTTAAATGATTTACGTACATTCTGTAAATATCTCTAACCTCAACCTTTATCGTGGGCTTATCCTCATCAATCTTACGAATCTTAAAGTTAGTTCTAGTTATAGGTACGCCAGACTCGTCAAACAAAGGGTCCCCAGACTCAGGGTCTGTAACCGGCTCAATGACTTTCTGACGATAAACCCCAGTTATCTTGTCTTTTGCATATATAGTTTCAACCCAAGTACTGTCGTAAATAAGCGCTTGCTTCATAGCTAGTTCAAAATTATAAACAAAATCTTCTTGATCTGAATAATACTTTAATGTGCCAAAGGCTTCCCTAGCCATCTCAATTGAATCTGCATCATTTCCTCTGGCATCAACAGAAAAATAATCTTCTCGACCAAATAAAGCATTCCCCGCCTCAGACTCTATAACATTCACACTTTTTCTAAGTACGGGGTTAAACACAGTGGCCTCACCATCATAGCTATGATCGCTTTGTAAATATATACCCTTGTATATCCTGTATCTGACGTCCCACTCCCTAGCTAAATCAATCTCCTTCCCACCCCTTCTAAACCTACGCATATCACGATACTTCTCAAATAAATCAACCACATGCTCAATAGCCTTATGTGAAACCCTCTTAGAACCTGATAGATCATCAGATAAAAGGGCCTCATCATACAACTCATCTAAATTATCATTCTTAGCCATATCTGCTCATCTCCATTTTCTCATATTCAGTCGGTAATAACCCTTCTTGTATAGCCCATTCTACAGTATTTATCTCTGGTGCCTTAACATTATTCTCCTCATACATCTCGACCTGAACCTCCCAAGAATCAGCCAGTGTATCAATAACATCATCATGCGTACCTAAGGACGTCGCACTCACCTGAGATAACTCATCCTCAAGCTCAAAGTGATCATGTCTCCAATATATCTTAGAGGCTCTTATTGGTGCCTTTAAAGCTTTAATACGAAATATTTTACGAATAGAGGATCTAGATAACTCATGAATATAGAAAAATATATCACGCTTCTCCATCTCATACTCAAGCATCCTCTTAAATGTCTTCTGGAATGCAACCGTCTCCATGGTCATTATCTCACAGTGCCACTTCCGCATCATATCAAACATCATCTCTATCTGCTCATAAGGGTCCGCTGACCGAAACCTCTCATAGTCCAAAACATACAAGTTACTCCCGCTATCCATACCCGTAATAGTGAAAACCGTATAGTCAGCACCCTCCCTCTCCGAGAGGGCTAAATCTGGTGTTAATAACACAGATACTTGCTTTCCTTTTACATATACTTTCCCCTCAACATCATCAATACGAATATCATTCTCATCGTAATAATTATACTCATCACGCTTAAAAACCTGCATTGCTCCCGATGTAGGGTTGTTCTGGTATTCCTGCGCAAACGACTCTGGATCTGTATTCCTAAGCTCCACTAATTCAGATACAGGTTTATGTTCTGGCCATAACGCAACCTCTTCTCCATCTTCATTCTTGCTAAGAGCCTGGTACCATAACACCTGCCAGGGTAAATGATCCTTAACCTTATTCTCACTTATATTCTTAAGCAACGAATCCATATGTAAAATAGTCCCCGTAATAATTATACGGCCATTCCTACTCTTAGATGGCATCAACGCCTTCGTTAACCAGTCCTTTAACTTCGTCCGACGATCTCTAGATGATACCTGCTCGTCATCCTCCAAATCATCGATATATATCATATCAGGTCGCCCCTTCTCATTAGCACCACGAACCTTCTGCCCAGCCCCCTTAGCCACAACCTTTAACCCTGTATTAGTCTGAAATTGAGAGTCAGCCCACTTATCCTTATTTTTTAAATATCCATAAACATCAATTACTCGATCATTATCAGTAAATTGGTCTCTTATCCATCTCAAGTTCTGAGCCGCCATCTCCTCAGACGCACCAATAATCACAACATAAGTTACCTCGCGATATAATAATTGATGCAATATATATTTCCTTGCAGTTGTACTCTTCGCATGACCACGGGGACATACAACACATGATCTAGGTGCCGTATTATATAACTTAACCATCTCATAATGAAAAGGCGCAGTAGCTACCCTATCTTGAATATCACTAAAGAAATAATCGTCAAATTGAGCAAAGTCATACTTAAATATAATCTTCTTTTCCTCAACATCTAAACGATTCATAACCTTGTAAAGCGTACGCAGCTCAGTAACCGAATTGTTCGCAAAAGCCTTCCTAGCTCTTACTTTTAACTTCTTCTTATTCTCACGTATCTTCTCTAATATACCTAGCTCTTGAGGGGGGATTGTAAAGTTTTTTTTTACCTCATCACTGTCCCTGAACTCGTTTATCTTTCGCAAGGTACGCTGATTGGTTGATTCTTTAGGAGTCGATACCTCTCCTGGCTTAGGATTTTCTTTCATCCAACGCCAAAGCTCTTTCCCCTCAGCTCTCGCCTTCTCCTTAGCCTCAAACCAATCAGCTAACTCATGCTTACCCTCATCCCGAAGCTTAGAGACCTTCTTCTTAGATGATCCTGGCATTACTTCAACTTAGCTCCGCCCATACGGATAACTGGACCTTCAGTCCCTTTAGTTAACCCTACTGCCGAACCGGCTTTCCCTGTAGCCGTTTTATTCATTAGTCCTGGTTGTGACATAATCTTCACCTCCTATATGTTTCTAACCATAATACTACATACCTGCGTCGATACCCATCTTACGAAAACTAACGCTATCACCACCCGTACTCTCATCCACTACTCTGCCACTATCCATACCCTTAGGCAAAATAGCTCTCATAGCATCACCCCTAACCACTATAGGACTCATCCCGCTCATCTTAGGTGACCCAACACCCTGCGATGATGATCCCATATTGACCTTAGATCCTCTCTCAACACGACCAATACCTCTGCTTTGTAAACTCATTTTAAAAACTCCTTAACTAAACCATCCCAAACAACAAATCCGACAAACTATCACTCCCCATAATATCATCACTATCAGATTCCTCGTCAGTAATGCCCAGTAGACCCTCAAGCTTAATAAGCCTCTCCTCAATACGCTCTAAAGTATTCTTAGAACTACTCCCACTATTAGCCCCCCCACTCATTCTTGACCCTATAACACTAAACCCCATTCTAGGTTCATTACCTGTAAACGGATTCGGATTATTATGCATAACTGATTTACCACCCATATAAAACACCTCTAACACATATCATACCGCATCTATCGACTTCATTAAATCCTCAACACTCATACCCTCAATATCCGCACTCACATTTATACTAGTCTTCGGGAACTTTGGAGCTAAAACAAGCTCTATAGCTCTCATATCAGCATCCTCAACAACAAATCCAGCTCCCTGACAAAGAGAACATGTAGCCCCATCCTGTCTACTCCCCTCTCCCTTGCAGCTCTTACACATCCTATTCTGTGGCTCAAGTCTCCGCTCTAAGGCATCAAACGCTTTTCTCTCCAGCATCTCTTTCTTACTAATATCCCTAAGGACATTAACCACATCAGTATCTCTGCTGGTTTTATCAATCGCACACTTACCGGCTATCGTAAGGCCTCTATCATCCATACTTAAATTATACACGCTTTTTATCGTTGGGTACATTGTTATATTTAGACTTTCTGATTTTCTTCAGTCGCGAGATACGGGGGGTGGCAAGACCATACCCTCCAGGACCCGAGATACCCCGCCCCCCTCGCCATTCTGACAATATAAAAATATAAATATCCCCACCCTAATGCGTCAGACTGTCTGATGTTTATGCTATCTATGTGTATTTATATATAAAATACGGTGGTCGTTAACAACTCAGAGTGTCGGGAGACATCCATATACGCGCGCTAGACAGACATATTAATAATCTCTCTAGTAACCCCATTGAGTCTCTTATTAAATCAAGTGTGTTGATCGCTGCCCATTAACTCCTGTTGGTTAAAAGTAAGCAAAGAAATACCACTAATAAAAGCATCAAGTTCCATCGATATAAAAACACCTGCCTTAACAGTAGAGGTGTTACGATATTTTACTTCTTTAAAAAAAAAAAAAACAGTCAACCCAAAGGTACCCTCTGCAATTTTTTGCACAAAAATCCATTTTTGAGGCTAAAACCCCAATAACCCATCGATAAAACTTGATACATGCGTTTTTTTTTAATGCTAAACCAGTTATCCACACACTAAAAACATCAATAAGTCAACTTATTTAATCTTTAACAACATTTTAGTTGTTGACTTTATAAATTAAAGTGATTATAGTTAATCAAGAAAACAACCTAATGTTTTCAATGTCTTTATTTTTATAGCTTAACAAGGAGGTATTTATTTTTAATTGTTTTTAGTTTATCAATTTTATAGCCCCGTTGAAAAATGGTTATTTATTTTTACAAGAAAGAGGTTTTAATTATGCGAGTTTCCAAGAGTTTTACGATTACACTAGATGAAAATGAACTAAATAAGTTAAATAAGTTTAAGAGTGAGAATGAACACATCTCATTAGGACGAGTTTTTAAGCGATATTTAATGACTGAGATAGAGAAAGAGACGCCATTCGTCTTAGAAGATGACCAGGGAAAGATAAATACAGATTTTAGTTTGGACTAACATATAAAAATGGGAGGTGTAAAAAATGCACACAACAACAGATTTAGCAGATTTTGGATATAGAGAGTTAGTTATTGCTTCAAATATAATAAGAGCTCTAGCAGAAAAACCTAAGCCGGTAGATTTTGAGACTGAATCAGGTTTAAAAATAATGATGAACAAAGAAAGTGGGGAAGTTTTTTTAACTAACAGCTTTGATCAGGTTGCTATGATAAATAAAGATGGGGTTCTTGAGGCTGATTATAGTACGCCAAGTGAAGGTCGAGAGGGGTTTTTATATGAATTAGTTTATGAAAACGATCTATCTGAATTTGATAGTGATGATTTAGAGTTCCTGATGGGTATAGCGAAGAGAAGAGATGATATTGATGCTCAGGAGCATATTAAGGGAGCTATGCAATGCAATTAAGCTACAAAGGGACGACTAGAGGCTTAATGGAATATCTAGCTAATAAATTAAAGGAGGATATGCATGATAAGGATGTAAAGGTGTAACTTAATTAATTGAATCATATAAGAGGGGTGTAATTATGGTTAAAGAGCTAATTAGTTTATTTATTCAGGAGTCAGACGAGTTGAAAGCTATGGAGTATCTGAGAATTATTGAGCGTCACTTAGATAATAAGAAATGATATTCATAGCAGTAAGTATATGTACGTTGAGTTTTTCTATCGCCTGTTATCAAGTATGGAGAGAGAGTAGGGAGGCTGAAAAGTTATATCGTAGGTTCAGGAAGTCTATTACAGACAAGATAGGAGTAGATACCAAATGAAAAAACAAGATTTTCTTAAATTATGGGACAAACTTACCGAAAGTGTTGAGAATCTGACACGGGTAGCAGATACTAACCGGCGATTATTGGCTGGAATATCAAAGTTGCTGCTAGAAAAAGAGGTTGTGTCACATGATGATATTAAAAAACTAGAGAATGACATTTCTAGTATTCTTGGGCAGAAGTACCCTAAAAAAAGCAAGAAAAAAACTAATAAGGAAACAAAAATAAGTACTTGACGGGTACTTATCGAGTACTATACAATGTATATAACAAATAGGAGGTGAATATACAAATGGACATAAACGAAAATGGAATTAACATAAACGAGATTGCGAGAGGGGCGGCTAAGGTTAATCAGATGATGAATAAATTGTTATCTGATCGTTTGGAATTAACTAATAGGATATCAAATATAAAAAAAGATATGATAGAGCCACTTAATGATGTTATTAGTCAGATAGACTCAGAGGTTTATAATTTAATGACTAAAATGGATATAGATAAGCATAAAGCTAATGGGTATGGCGCTTACATGAGTAATCAGACAGTTATAAAGGTAGTAGACAAGAGAAGAGCACTGGATTTCGTTTCTCGTAATCCACAGATTTTGAAGAGTGATATATTTAAAAACTCTGAGATTAATAAACTTATAAAAGAAGGGATTGTGCCTGATCCCTTAACAGATGGGATAGACTGCAATGATTCATATAAGAAGGTTACGTATAGACGGTCGTAGATACAAGTGCGGTGAGATTAAGATATATAGACGTCCAATAAATGTGGAAAGAGAAGGTTTCTTTAAAATGATAGGGAGAATTTTTTTATGAGCAGATAGATTATTGGCCTAGTCGACGGCGACGGTGAATGAATTATATTTATTTCAATCAAATACTAAAAGGATAAAAAAATGACACAAGAATTAGAAAAAAAAGAGACATCATTAACGACACCGGATTACTTGAAAAAATATCAGGGTGACGGGGCAGATGATATATCATCGAGCCTGATTGAGAAGTCATTTTTGCAGATGGCTCATGACAGCGATAAAGAAGGGGTATCACTTGGGGATTGGTATGATTCAGCAACAGGAGAATCGTTTGGACCAAGTGTGGTTGTAACGGTATGTAAGATTAGTCAAAACTGGCGCAAATTCGATTCGGACTTTAAGCTAGTGACACAATCACAAGATGGGGTAACCTGGGACAACGGGGATAGTTTATCAGAGGATGATAAATGGAAGTGCGCATTCTTAGATTTCTTCGTTATCTTAAACGATAATCCAAGTGGGCTACCTTTCATTATCTCATTTAAAGGGACTAGCTTTAGAACGGGGAAGAAGTTCACAACATCAATTGCAAAGTTTACAAAGGGTAATGGTGAGCCAATGTATGCTAGAAACTACACTTTGTATACAGAAGAGGCAAAGAAGGGAAGTAAGACATATTCAGTAGCAAGATATAAGTTAAACTCAGGATTCAATAGCGAAGATATAGTTGTATCAGCATCTAAAGTAAGGGGCATGGTGATGAATATTGTACCAACAATTACAGAGGATAACCCAGAGCCACAGGATGATAAAGAATATAATTTTGAAGACGCGGAATTAGATTAATGGGAGCGTAAATTGAAAAATAAAAAATTAGATACAAATAAAATAGTACACCTGTCATTCACCCAGGAAGACCATGAGAAGTTGAAAGAAAAGGCTAAGTCGTATGATATGCCTATGGCTACATATTCAAAGATGGTTGTATTAGAGAATATAAACCAGGAGCCTGTTATTCAGGAGGTTGAGGAAGATGTGTATTTCCGAAAGCCAAGAACTGTTAAGCGACAAAGATGAAACTTAGAAGTAAAGATAGCAAGATTTTCTTAGACTGCCCTTATGAGAGACGGGACATACCAGCTTCTCTAAAGGGCAGATGGAATAGAAGATATAAATCTTGGATGTTTGAGCCGTCTATAGTGGTGTATAACCAGATACTAGAGACGGTGAAGGATGAGGGGATTGATATAGAGGTGTGCCCCAAAGTTTCAGAGTATTTCGCAAATAAAAATCGAGCAATAAAAAACTTCAAGTTAAACAAAGAGTTCAAAACTAAGCAGTTTAAACATCAAGAGCATATAACTGCCCTTATAGTTAAAAGACAGAAATGCTTTATATTCGCTGGAGTAGGAACAGGGAAGAGCAAGGCAGCTATTGACGCAGCTACCTTGCTATGGGACATGGGACGAGTAAAGAAGGTCTTAATTGTATCACCTGCATCTATAATGTGGAACTTTGCGAACGAGATAAAGGTACACTCAGACTTTGATAGCACTATAATTTATGGGTCTATCACAAAAAGAAAAGATCTAATAAGCAACTCAACAACACTTTTTGATATTGTTAATTATGAGGTACTAGGGAAGTTGAGTCAGGATATCTTAAAAAAAGGATATGATATGGTAGTTTTTGACGAGGTTCACTATTGTAAAAGTAGAACGTCAAATAGATCTAAGGATGCATATAATGCAACGCAAGGGATAAACATCAAGGTTGGTTTAACCGGAACAATAATAAGTAATAATTATGAAGATTTATTCATGCCGTATAAGGTAGTAGACCAGTCAATATTCGGGCCTCACTTTACAAGGTTTAAGGAGAGGTACATCATAACTGAGCCAATGTTTAACCAGGTTATAGGGTATAAGAAACAAAATGAGCTCAAGAGGTTGGTGGCTAGTAACTCTATAAAATTTGACATAAGGGACGTAATAGATAACCTCCCAGATGAGCAGGTTATAATTAAAGATATAGTATTAAGTAATAAATCCAAGAAGCTTTACAGCCAGATGAAAGACGAGATGATTGTTGGGGTAGATAGTGGTCAGGTCGTTGCTCAAAATGTACTAGAGAGATTACTTAGGTTATCTCAAATAACTTCAGGGTATTTAGTGGATAAGGATAGCGATACGGTTGAGTATGTAGGGACTGAGAAGCTGGATGTTTTAAAAGAAACTTTGAGTCAGATAACAGATAAGGTTTTGATATTTTGCAGATTCACAAGGAGTATAGATAGGGTCGCAGAGCTTTGTGAAAAGATGAATCTTGGTTACCATATTTATGATGGAAGAACTAAGGATAAGGAAGTTTATCTGAAGTTTAATAATGATGATTCACGTGTATTTATTGCGCAGATACAAAAATCAGAGGGATACAGCCTACCTAACGCTAGGTATTGTATATTTTATGAGTTAGATTACTCTAGAAAAAATCACATCCAGAGTAAAGGCCGGATATTGAGGGCTACCGGAAGTAAGCACGATTGTATTTTTTACATTTACTTACTTGCTAAAAATACAGTTGATAAGGCGATTTATGGGTCGTTGAAGAAGAAAGATTTTACAAGTAGAGAAGCATTGGCGTTTGTCAAGGGAGCAGAATAATGATAGAGATCTTAACTATATTAGGAGTTGTCGGAATGATTCACTTTTATATGGAGATACAAAGGAAAGGGAAAGAATATATATCTGATTTTAAAGATAGAGGGAATTTCCTTATTGAGGAAATGTCTATAAGCAATAAGACTGAAATATATAAAACTAAGTTAAAGATAGTTGGTTACTGTAGAAAAATAGAGTATATAGAATCTACTCTTAAATCAATAAAAGATGATTTAGACCTTATAGATTTAAGAATTAACGGAATAGAGAACATAGAAAAACCCATAGAGTTCAAGCATTTATTCAAAGATTCGGTTCATGCTGAGGAATGATAGAGGAGTAGAAAAATGAGAGTACAACTATCAGATAAGTACCATTTCGAGAGATGCCCATTTTGTGGCAATGATGACAATTTTTCTATATTAGAAGGTGACTACGGTACATCACAGGTAGAGTGTGCAGACTGTAATGCCAGGGGGCCAGAGGAGGTTGATGATTATCACGGTTTAATTATACAAGCATGGAACGAAAGAGGTTGAAAAATGAAGTACAAATTGACAGAAGATACAAGAGAGTTAGAGCCAGGGGTTATTGTATACAGAATAGAAGCTTTGAAAGATTTTAAAACTATTGGAGGAGATGTGAAAAAAGGAGATAAGGGAGGCTGGATTGCTTCTGAAGAAAACCTATCACAGTTAGGGGCATGCTGGCTTTTTGATGAGTCTGTTGGTTATGAGAACTCAAGACGCAGTGAGGATTCAATCGCTAAAGGTAACAGTAAGCAATACGGTAATAGCAGGCAATCCGGTAATAGCCAGCAATTCGGAGATAGCCAGCAATACGATAATAGCCAGCAATTCGGTTATAGCTGGCAATACGGGAATAGCAGACAATATGGTTATAGCAGGCAACACGGTTATAGCGAGCAGTTCGGTAACAGCAAGCAATCCGGTAACAGCAAGCAATCCGGTAACAGCAAGCAATCCGGTAACAGCAAGCAATCCGGTAACAGCAAGCAATCCGGTAACAGTAAGCAATCCGGTTATAGTAGGCAATACGGAGATAGCAGGCAATCCGGAGATAGCAAGCAATTCGGGGATAGCAGACAATTCGGTTATAGCTGGCAATTCAGTGATAGCAAGCAATCTGGTGATATCAGGTTATTGAACAAATTAAAATGGAACGAGAGAGGTTGAGAAATGAAATACAAATTGACAGAAGAGACAAGAGAGTTAGAGCAAGGGGTTATCGTTTATAGAATAGAAGCTTTGAAAGATTTTAAAACTATTGCAGGAGATGTGAAAAAAGGAGATAAGGGAGGCTGGGTTGCTTCTGAAGAAAACCTATCACAGTTAGGGTCATGCTGGCTTTTTGATGAGTCTGTTGGTTATGAGAATTCAAGACGCAGTGGGGATTCAATCGCTAAAGGTAGCAGCAGGCAATACGGGAACAGCAGGCAATTAGGGGATAGCTGGCAATTCGGTAATAGCAAGCAATACGGTAATAGCAAGCAATCCGGTAATAGCAGGCAATCCGGTAATAGCAGGCAATGCGGTAATAGTAGTCAATCCGGTAATAGCCAGCAATCCGGTGATAGCATGCAATCCGGTAACAGCAGGCAATCCGGTGATAGCAAGCAATACGATAATAGTTGGCAATACGATAATAGCCAGCAATCCGGTAACAGCCATCAATACGGTGATAGCGAGCAATACGGTAATAGCAAGCAATACGAGAATAGCGAGCAATTCGGGAATAGCAAGCAATACGGTAACAGCCAGCAATACGGTGATAGCAGACAATACGGTACAAGCAGGCAATACGGTAACAGCAGGCAATACGGGAATAGCTGGCAATACGGTAATAGCCAGCAATACGGGGATAGCGAGCAATTCGGTAATAGCTGGCAATACGGTAATAGCAAGCAATACGAGAATAGCGAGCAATACGATAATAGCCAGCAATCCGGTAACAGCCATCAATACGGTGATAGCGAGCAATACGGTAATAGCAAGCAATACGAGAATAGCGAGCAATTCGGTAATAGCAGGCAATACGGTAAAAGCAGGCAATACGGTAATAGCTGGCAATACGGTAATAGCAAGCAATACGAGAATAGCGAGCAATACGATAATAGCAAGCAATACGGTAACAGCCAGCAATACGGGGATAGCGAGCAATCCGATGATAGTTTGCAATCCGGTGATAGCAGTCAATCCGGTAATAGCAGGCAATACGGTAAAAGCTGGCAATACGGTAATAGCTGGCAATACGGTAATAGCCAGCAATACGGGGATAGCGAGCAATACGGTGGTAGTGAGCAGTGCGGGAACAGCCAGCAATACGGGGATAGCGAGCAATACGGTAACAGCTGCCAATACGAGGATAGCGAGCAATACGGTAATAGCAAGCAATACGAGAATAGCGAGCAATTCGGGAATAGCAAGCAATACGGGAACAGCCATCAATACGGTGATAGCAGACAATACGGTGATAGCAGACAATATGGTTATAGCAAGCAATTCGGGGATAGCAGACAATACGGTGATAGCAGACAATATGGTTATAGCAAGCAATTCGGGGATAGCAGACAATGCGGGGATAGCAGACAATGCGGTGATAGCAGACAATGCGGGGATCGCAAGCAATCCGTTTATAGTAGGTTATTGAAAAATCAAAATGGAACGAAAGAGGTTGAGAGATGAATAAATTAATAAGCGCACCAAGGGAGAATTTTCACATGATAAAGTTAGCAAAAGACAAGAGAGGTCATTTTATAGTTGGTTTTTTAGTTGGTATTGTTTCATTAGGTAACTTACCCTTATCTATAATGGCCGTACAAGCAGGAGCTATAGGGAAAGAGGTTTATGACTACCTAAATCCTAAGAATCACACCTGCGACCCCATGGATTATATGGCAACGGCTGCTGGTGGGTTCGCTAGTATATCTATAATAGAAATTGCTAAGTTTTTAGTATGAACACACTAGACACATATAAAGGATTATATGAAATGAGTAAGGAACGAATTGTAATAACTAAAGAAGAATATTTAATTTTATTAGAAGAAGGCATAGACACAAGAGACTATATAGTCAGGGGTTAGAAAGATGTTTAAAAAAATAAGTTTAATAGACCCGAACGAATGTTATATGGTTACATCATATAACAGTGATGGAACGAAAGATGATTACTATATGTTTGATATGACGACACCATATAAACATATGAATTATAAACAAAAAAAGGAAGTTTTAGGTCTTTTTGATGAGGAGTCTGAGTGTGAGTAAAACAAAAATAATCTGGGTGACCCCAGAATGTGAGAAGGTAATAGGGTATTGTGCACGGGTGAGTAACCCTGCAAACCAAGATAACCCAAATGTATCTAAACTATTAAAATACTGTATGACCAAAGGTCATTGGTCTGTATTTGAGATGGGTAGTATGTGTGTGGAGATTACAACTAGTCGAGCTATATCGGCCCAGATACTTAGACACCGTAGTTTCTCATTTCAGGAGTTCAGTCAAAGGTATGCAGAGGCTACGTCATTCGAGACGCAAGAAGCTAGGAGTCAGGATCTTAATAATAGACAAATGAGTAATGACGACTTAACAGAAGATAAGAAGTCTTGGTTTAAATGCGTATTGAAACATCACCAAGAGAAGTCTTTAAAACTTTACAATACAGCCATTGAGCACGGTGTAGCTAAAGAATGTGCAAGATCGCTACTTCCATTATCCACTCAAACAACTTTATATATGTCTGGAACGATTCGTAGTTGGATACATTATCTAAAACTAAGGACAGGTAACGGCACTCAGAAAGAACACATGGACATAGCATTAGATATAAAAGAAACACTTATTAAAGAGATACCAACATTAAAAGGACTAATTTAAATGAAAAAAATAATATCATTACATCCAGACCCAAGTTCACCTTTCTCTTTACCTGGTTCATTAAATGTAAATATCAATATGAACAATAATAGTGTAGTTAATATTATAAGTAATTCTGAAAAGATAGACGAAGCATTCTCAGATTATATTTTTAGAATTAATAAATTAAAACTAACGGAAGCGAGGTTGAAAAAGTCTTTATTATGAAAAATTTAATAACAAATAGACAATTAGTCTCTCTAAACACAGCTAGAATAAAATTAAAAGAAAAACACCCAAGAATAGCAGATGATTTAAGACAAATATTTCAGATTATAATAAAGGAACAGGAGTTAGACAACGGCAATGATGACAGTTGATGAGGTAAAAGCAACCCGTTTTATGTGGGTAAAAAACATAAAAGAAAATGAATTCTTTTATGGGAATAATGGATACAAAAAGGCCTGTGGGAACTGTAGGGGTCTTGTGCCTGTCAACACTAAGGATGATGATATATGTGCAAAGTGCAGTACAAAAATAACAATAATAGCAGTGAGGTTGATAAATGACATACATAATAGCTGAGTTAGGGCAAAACCATAATGGGGATATTGATACCGCATATAACATGATAGAGAAGGCCTCAAAGAGTCAGGTTAACGCAATCAAGCTAACCATGAGAGATCTTGATAATGAGATGACGGATGATATGGCTAATTCACCTTATAATTCACCAAATAGCTACGGAAAAACATACATGGATCATAGAAAGAAATTAGAGTTAGATCCGGTAGATATAAACAACTTATGTATTAGGGCGAAAGATTTAGGGGTGGATGTAGTTATTACATTATGTTCATCAACGCTTTTAAACAAAAGAATAATAAGAGAGCACATAATACCAAAATGCGAATATATTAAGATTGCATCGAGAGACATAACCAACATACCTTTATTAGAAGGGATAAAGCCTCTGGATAAAAAAATAATAATATCTACAGGTATGTGTGATTTTTTCGAGTTAACAGAGGCTCTTAAGATACTATATAAGAAAGACGTAACAATAATGCACTGTGTGTCTAAATACCCAACAGAAGATAGTGATGCTAGATTAATTCGTATAAACACACTAAAGAATCAATATGGAATACGATATAGAATAGGTTACTCGGACCACACGATGGGGATAGATGCGGTTAAAATTGCGGTTTGTATGGGGGCAACAGTAATAGAGAAGCACATGACATTAGACCCTGAAGATAAGGGGTCAGATCACAAAGGATCTTTGACACCAGTCAAATTTAGATACATGAGGAGACAGGTGAATTATATTCAAGAAATGATAGGATTAGATCATTCATTATCGGCTATAGATGGTGACGGGATTAAGGGGTCAAGAATTAAATTAATGCGGTCAATATGTGCTAATAGAAATATAAGAAAAGGGGAGGTTTTTACGGAAGATAATTTGTGTCTATTAAGCCCTGGGGACGGTATACCTGGTAATTACTATCGCAATTTAATAGGCAAGACTTGCAATTCAGATATAAATGCTAAGACAGCTATAAAAATGGAGAATATAAAATGAAGACATACTGTTTTGACATGGACGGGGTCATATGTGAGATAGACCATGATGATTATCAATTTAGAAGTCCTATAAGAAATACAATTTTAATTATGGCCCAACTAAAAAAAACAGGGAATATAGTAATTATTCACACAGGAAGACATATAAACAACCTTAGCATTACTAAAAGTTGGTTAAGTAGGAATAAGGTTAAATACGATCTTATTCAGTTCGGGAAGCCAGTGGCAGACTTATACATTGATGATAAAGGCGTGAGGTTTGAAGAATGGAACGAGAAATTAATAAAATACTTGTAATAATTTGCGCTAAAAAAAACTCTAAAAGATTCCCAAGTAAAAATGAGATTCTTATGGATGATGTAATAAAAGAGTGCCTAAGAGATAAGAGGATATCTAGAGTTGCGTTAGCAACGGACATCGAGCGGTTCCTCGAAATGGGTGATGATAAGCTAAGTGTTTTAATGCGACCTAAGAATGCATTAGAGCCAGAGGATTCAGTTTTTCTTATAGCAAGATGGGTATACCTATCTATGGGGGACCACTACGATATAGTGTCTGTAGTACTACCGTCTGTTATAGGGTTTAAATCTGGGTTTATAAAAAAGACCGCTGACATATTGGTATCAAATAATCTAAATGAAGTACGAACATACAATAATGAGGGGGTTGAAAACGGTGTAATAACAATGAGGAGTGAGTGTCTAAAGAGCAGTAATGTATCAACTTACTGTGGTGCACTTATAACAAAAGCACATGAAGTCCATCTACCTAGTGAGCTAAGATAATGAATATAATAGATGAGATAAATAAAAGACTCACTATAAGTGAGGTATTAAGCTATCTCCCAGAGATGAAAGAAAATGGGCATAACTATATAGGGAAATGCCCTGTGGGGCATAGTAGCAAGTCTGGGACTAGCTTTCAGGTAAACACAATAGAGCCGACATTTAATTGCTTTAACTGCGGTGTATCCGGTAATTATATACATCTAATAGAGCTAATAAAATTTGGGTCATGCTCAAGAGGTAAAAAAGCATCAGAGTCATTTAAAGGGGCTATAAAATACCTTGCAAATAAATATGAGATAAATCAACAGGACTCATCATATGAGGGAGGTGTTTACTCGCCTGTATTTGATATAATCGAATATGCGGTATCCGAATATCAGTCACAGTTAAAAAAAACAAATATGGCTGAGTCTATATGTAAAAAATATGGATTCAATAAAGAATTTTTAGAGACTGAAAGATGGGGGTATGGTGCGGTATGTCCTTCGGTGAATATGCGGGAATACTGGACTCAAGAGGAGCTTTTGTCATCAGGGTTATTTAATAAATCAGAAAAATCAAAGACGGGAGTATTCCATATATACCAAGGGAGATTAGTCATCCCATATAATGACTACGGTGTGGTAAAGTACACCATAGGTAGAAAGACATCAAAAACAAATAATTGGGGCAATGGAGTAGAGTCCCCAAAGTATTTTAAGCAATACTTAAACTCTGAGAAAAGACCATGGGTATCAAAATCAATAAAAAACCAGATAATTAAGTGCAGCAAAGACAATGATGAAGTTGTCATAACGGAAGGGGTTACAGATTATTTATCAGCAAAGATGCATGGGATCAATTCCGTATCTGCGGTCACGACATCATTCAAAAGAGATGAGTATGGAAGAGTCGTTGAATTTTGTAAGAATTTTAAACGGGTTTATATCGCTAATGATAACGATGAAAATCAGGCTGGCCAGAAGGGTACTGATAGAATTTGTGAAATGTTGTTACATGCTGGCATTAACCCTTTTGTTATACTATTGCCTAGGGGCCCTGGAGTATCTAAAATAGATTTAAATGAATTTATAAAAGATAAAGGTGTCGAGGCTTTCCATGAATTAAAGTTAGAATCAGAATCTTATATAGATCACTTAATTAATAAAATACCACCTGATACTGACAAGAAAGATCTCGTTTTAAAACTAGAACCGATATGCAACCTCCTTTCAAGTATGCCGAAACATATTGCTGAGGTTTACGTTTTAGATAAGATAAAGCAACGATTCAAGTTATCATCATTTAAAAATATACTTAGGTCTATACAAGACTTGGTCTTTTCAAGTCAAACTGAGGTGTTCAAAGATAAGGATACAGAGGATGATAAGTCGTCTATATTTAAAGATCATGAAAATGATATAAAGCTAATAAGCTCAGGGCAAGATTATAAGGAGGGGTTTCTTTATTACACAATAACAAGACCTAAGACCGTTACTGATAAAAATGGAATAATGAAGGTTGTTAATGAAGTTTTAATGGTTTGCTCGAATGGAGATATCTCGGTAGTAAAAGATTACCAGATTATTAAAGAAAACTTCGCGCTACAGAGGAAATTAGGCCCTGAGTATAGGTGTGAGTACTGGTCTTTTAAGGATGGCCCATACTCGGTAAATAAGTACGTAAATGGCAAGGCCATGGTAGATCCAAGAGATTTATACGAGAAACTTCTTAAATTTATAAATAGATTTGTTTATTTTAAAAAAAATTACGATGCTTCATTCTGTGCAGTATTATTAATGGTGACATCGTTATTTATGGTTTTCAATGCAGTCGGCTATGTCCACCTTCTAGCTGAAAAAAGGTCTGGCAAAACGACACTTTTAGAGATATTTCATCTCTTAGGTTTTAACTCGCAACTTGCGTCATCAATATCTGATGCAGCCCTTTTTAGGAGTGTTGAGGCGTTCCGCTGCATGCTTCTTATAGATGAAGCTGAAAATCTTAACCCAACTCAAAAGCAAAGAGAGGTAGGGCAGTCAGAAAAATTAGAACTTTTGAAGGCTGGGTACAAAAAGAGCGGTTCGGCAACAAGGTGTGAGGGACAATCGAACTCGGTTGTTACGTTTCATAACTACTGTATGAAAATATTTGCTGGAACAAAAGGCGCCGACTCCATACTTGAAGATAGGATGATTTTATTAGAGATGATTAGAGCCATGGAGGGCGTTGAGATAGAGGAGCTTATAGAGGCTAACGTGAAAGATGAATCTCAGGAGCTTAGAGATATGATCTATTGCTTTGGTATGCAGTACGCGAAGGATGTTGACGATATCTACAGAACATCATTATCTAATAAGCGCGAAGAGTTAAAAAAGAGTAAGGTTACATTTAGGCAGAAAGAGTTGTGGACCCCATACCTATGTGTAGCAAAGCTAATAGATGATAAGTCACATGTAAATGAGAGTGTTTTTAATATTATGCTTGAAAAGGCAAGGGATGGAGTAGATACAAGAGAGGCGTTTGGCGGGGATACTAAATCATTAGAGATAGTAGAGAGGTTATATCTTTGGATTAAAAGAGTTCAGGATGGAAAAATAAAAGATATGAGCTTCCTATATGATGGCGATGTATATATACGTAGAGGAATAAGCGATCACTTCATTAAAGACGTCTTAAAGAGTAAAGAGAATGAAGATGATTTTAGTTATATGACATACCAGAAGCTTAAGCAATTATTGAGGAAGTTTCATATAATAGATAAAGACTCGGATCTAAAAAACCATAATACAGGGGGCTCAAAAGGGTCTGCGATAATATTAGATAGATGCAGAATGCTAAAGGCAATAATGACATATAAAAACAATTTTGACGAAGAGGTTCTAGAGGATATAAATAAGATGAATAATATAAAAACAGAAGTAGAGTATGACTTTAATGAAGAGGGGCTAGATTAATGAGTATGTTTTTTACAACGCCACAATATAAGGCGTTATGTAAGGTTCGTGAATATGTAATGACTATCAATACAGAGGCTAACTATAATAAATTTATAAAAGTACATAATGACTGTGTTAGTTTAGCAAAGGAGCATTATAAAAATATTGGATGGAGGGAAGAGTCTGAATCTTACGCCTGGGGGGGTCTTAAAAATATCCCTGAAAGAGTAATACCGATGGGTGGTCTAAGTTTTTTAGATGATCATAAAATGTATATAAGTGAAGATCAAAGAACTTGGATATTTAGAAATATTAAGAATGGAGAGATTATAAAATACACCCCATCAGAAACAGAGGAGTTAAAAAATTACAGTTGTAAAGATTTAAGAAAGATACATGAAATTAAAGTACAATTCGAAGGAGATATTTTAAATGGCAATGAAGCAAGAAAGCGCACTCGTACTAAAAATAAAAAAGGAGCTAAACAGTTATGACCAGTCATTCTTTTTTAAGATACATGGGGGGCCAATGCAAATGGCTGGTATCTCAGACCTCATCGGTGTTTATAAAGGGAAATTCGTTGCTATCGAGGTTAAGACTCCAAGTAACAAGAAAGGGACGACGAAGCTACAAGATTGGTTTATCGATAGCGTCAATAACTGTGGTGGGATTGCTTTTGTTGCGAAGAGTGTCCAGGAAGTAATAGATAAAATAATTGAAATAGATAACACTGTATGATACATTGTATATTACCATCCTGGGTCACCCCCCTCCCTGGGCACCAGGGTGGTATTTATTTGAGGAGACAAAAAATGCAGATAAAAAACGAGAAGGATGCGTCTATATTAATGGAAGCTTTAGACATAACATCCAATAATAGAATGACTCAGTACGGGGATCCTAAGCACAACTTCCAGGATATAGCTGATCTATGGTCAGGATATCTAGGTGTAGATGTGTCTAAGAAGGATGTGTCTTTAATGATGGTTTTATTTAAAGTAGCAAGAGAGAAGGCTGCTCATAAAAGAGACAATTTAGTAGATATGGCAGGGTATGCTAGAACTGCTGCTATGATAGAGGGTTTGGAATGAGGATATTAATAACTGGTGCAGCCGGATTCATAGGGCATCATTTACTAGAATACATTTACCTGAATACTGATTGGGATATAGTATGTCTTGATAGACTAGACTATAGTGGAAATCTAAATAGAATTTCAGATCTAAATATGGATTCTGTAAAAAACTCAAAACGATTATCAATCGTACATCATGACTTAAAGTCGGCAGTAAACCCTATGATATCAAAAATGATTGGAGATGTTGACTATATCGCGCACCTTGCAGCAGGGTCTCATGTAGATAGATCAATTGATTACCCTATGGATTTTGTTCTTGATAATACAGTAGGTACAGTAAATATCATGGATTATGCAAGAAAACTTAAATCATTAAAGAAGTTTATATATTTTTCTACGGACGAAATATTTGGTCCAGCACCACAGGGTTTATCGTATAAAGAGTATGATAGATATAACTCGACAAACCCTTATAGCGCATCAAAAGCTGCTGCTGAGGAGCTTGTAGTAGCCTATCACAACACATACGGACTACCAGCTATAATTACACATACTATGAATGTATTTGGAGAGCGTCAGCATCCAGAAAAATTCATACCAATGTGCATTAAGAAGGTTAGGGATGGTCAGAAAGTAACAATACACTCGGATGAGTCAATGAAAAAGGCTGGTTCTAGGCATTATATACATGCAAAAGATGTCGCATCTGCACTTTTGCATCTTATAAATTACGATACAGTTAACATGCCCATACACGATAGCGGTGTAAAATGTCAGAAATTCAATATTGTGGGGTCAAAGGAAATAGATAATCTTGAGCTTGCAAAGACAATAGCTTTAAACGTTGGTAAAGAATTAATATATGAGATGGTGGACTTCCACTCATCAAGACCAGGGCACGACTTGAGGTATGCATTAGATGGTTCTAGAATGAAGTCTATAGGGTGGGAGCCAGGAAACGTCATGGATAATCTTTGTAATACCGTATACTGGTCATTAAGGAATGATAGATGGTTATTATAAACAATAAGAAGTCAGAGCACTTCTATATGAGAGTAAATTCAGATCAAAAGAAATATATGAAGGAGTGTGCTAATAAAAGAAATATGTCGATGTCTGCGTATATATGGTATTTAATAACTAAAGATAATGAGGAGCTAAAAAAATGAAAAAAATAAACCTAGATAAATCTATTGTGGATCTAAACCAAAAAGAACTTAAGGACGAGAATGGGAATACATTAACTCTCGCAAAAACACTTGGCAATTTCTTTGCTGGAGCAAACACAGAGGAACCAGGTAAGTATATAGCATGGGCAGTAAGTCTAATGACAGAAGGCGTAATTAAAGTAGATGATACAGATAAAAATAAAATATTAGATCTAATTAAAACTCACAAAGGAATGACGAATATTCTTAAGCACCAATTAATCACAGAAATTTCTAAATGAAAATATTAATAGCTTTAGGGATTATATTAACCGCACTGTATATTGAGATCTCAGGGTACAGTGCGGTAGTTCTTTTTTTCTTAGGTAAATTATCGTTAGCTATGTTTTTATGCTTATTTATAATAGCATCTACAAATATGGCTGAGTCGTTTATTGACCATAAGAAAAATTAATTTTCAGTTTTAGATACATCACTAACTACCGTCTGCATCATCTGTCTTAGTGCTTCATTTTTAAAAGAAGGGACACTTAATAGGGATTTAGAATACTTTTCTAATATTGGGTCTAACACATCAGCGGTAATCGGGGCCCACTTCTTTATTGCTAAAAGATTAACTGCACCTTGTATAGATTTTCCAACCGCACCAGGCAGAACCCTAGCAGCAGTATCACCTGCTATGTATGTGCCAAGTAAGCTATTTGCAACATCCCTATCTGCCCCCATTTTTAATAATTTATCCTTTTGTTTTACATCAAGATTTTTTAATTTAAGAAGACGGCTCTCTAAAACATCCGCTAGATCATTAGATACCATCTCAGGTTGTCCAATTGACTTTAGTGATTTTTTAATATTTGACTTACTTATCTGACCCCTGGCTATATTTATCATGGACTCATCAATTGAATCCGCTAATTTAATCATATCAGGTACCTTAGAAGCCCTTAGTATTTTTGATTGATTAGCTATCTTTAATACACTCTTATTACTTATATCAAAAATGCTTTCACCTGACTGTGCTATCTCTAGAGCTTGCTTATGGCCAACTTTTAGAAAGCTATCACCTACTCGCTCTGACTCTCTTAGCATACCCTTTATATCAGCTTGCACTATATCTTCAGCGTTACGCATACCAAGATTACCAGCTTTCAATAAATCACCCCTAAATAACTTATTTGATTTAGCTAAATTTATAGTTTCCTTGTAGCGTTCAGCTAATTTACCAGATAATCCAAAAGTTGAATCGGATAACTTGCTATCAAGAACACTTCTTATTTCAGATAAAGTTTCAGCTAAAGCACCACTAACCTCACCACCAGAATTATATAACTTACGTTCCTGAGCAGTAATTTGTCGTCTTAAAGCTATCGCGTCATTAACCGTGTGCCCATTCTTCTTTGCATTTAATGTTTTAATTAGACCTTTAACTTTACTCATAGACTGAAATATGACGGGGTCATTCGATTTACTTAACTTATTCAAACCGACAATAGTATCCTTTAACTCTATGGTATTACGACCGAACTGCTCCCCTATAAGATCATACTCCTTACCAAGCTCTTTTAGAGCCTGGTTTGAAGCTCCTGCTATCTCTTTAGAAACTTTAGTAACCTCTTTATCTAGAATTATACCAATTTTACCAAGAGCCTTATCTGCTCTGCCTTCTGACATTGCTTTTTTAATTGCATGATCTTTTTTTATAGCTTTATTTGCATCAGAGACTTCCTTATTAATCATATCAAGTTTAAGTTGAACCTTAGCTTTATTGTTAATAACCCTCTGATTAGATTGCTTTAATAGACGCGAAGCCCTTACATTTTTTGATAAGCCACGCACCGCTGGACGTACAGCTTTAGCAGCAGCCCCTAGTCCAAGAAGGGGGACGTCGATAAGTGCGCTCATACCTGCTTCACGTGCTGATCTCTTCATAATCTCAGAGCCAGGGCGATCTTTACCACCGAAATGAGCCTCCATTACATCTCCTAAGGCTCGTCCTCCACCACTACCTATAGCGCCCCCTATAATAGCACCAGCAACCCCACCTACGGCGGTTCCTAACACAGGAACTGCGCTACCTATGGCAGCGCCTTGTGCAGCCCCAGAAACGGAACCTAATAACCCTCCTAATATAGGGGCACTCTCAGAAATAACCTTCTCAGTGGTCGTAAAATCTTCTACAGGCTCTGGTGTCGGTTCATAATTAGGGTCACTTGGGTCTAGCTCATCTAGAAAGACAACTCTCCTTTTTGGAGCGTTCGATACCAATTGATTATCCGATGTATTAAGTTTATCACTATCTAAAAATTTAACTGGCATTATTCAATTATCGCCTTTCTTTTTCTACCTGTGGCATCCTCAATCTCAACCACTGCGCCTTTTCTAAGCCCAGAACGCTCAGCTTCCTCTACACTTTTAAATGTACCTTCTGGTGGTTTTTGACTCGCTTCAAAATCAGATATAGCTTTCTCAGCTACCTCAGAGTTTTTCACAATCTTTCTTACGCTACCAGGTATAGCAAGTTCAGATTCTAACCCAAACCTCTTAGCGGTAGCATCTGCAGTCTTAACATTCTCCCTTAAAGATCTACTCCCACTAATAAATGTCTTATTAGCTACATTTAATATACCAGCTCTTTGCTGCGGGCTTAATGTCTCACCTTTAAATATATTATTTACCTTAACACCAAGGGATTCTAATAATCCTAATGAGTTATTAGCTAATTTAATCTCACCCTCTCTGACAACAGACTCAGGGTCTAGCATTTTAATAAGAGAATACACCAATCCAATATCATTTATGTTCTGGAAAGATTTTTTAGTCACGATTGCCTTGCCTGTACCAGTTAATTCACCGAAATTATCATCCAGCCTAAGAGTTGATTTAGATTTATCTAGACTAGAAAAATCACGCACATTATTAAACCATTGATTAAGCGTGTCAGCAGTTTTCGATTGAGTAATTAGGTCGTTTTTAATCTCACGTATAGCCGTAAACCTTTGCCTCTCATCTAAACTACCTGACTTTAAACCTTCAGAAAGAGATTTTATTCTCATTAGTTTTTCCCTATCCTTTAAGGCTAGGGACTCAGTGGCAGATTTAGCTATATCTTCTTGCTTAGATAGTAACCCCTCCCCTGCTCCTGATCCAAAAGTTGACACCCCCGTCTTTCTAGCTGCCTTAGCTCGATTTATGGCTGTTTGTTGTAAGGCGCCAACAATAGTGTTTGTTGGTTTAGTTACAGATAAGCTCATATATTTATTAGGGTTATCAATACCTACTGATTTTAGTTTTTTAAGCGAAGCCTCTGGCAACTGAGTTCCAACAGGTAATCTAGATAACTGCCTTGTTAAAGTAGCTCTTTTTTGAGATTTATCAGCTAAAGATCTATACTGCTCTAATGTTAAGTTAGGTACTATATTTTTTACATTATTATAAGTTGACTCAGACTGAGCTTCCTCTGGAGGTAGTTCACCAATTTTATCCATTAATGTAATCATTTTAGAAGAAGCTTCTTTTACTTTTGTGGCTTTTTGCTGGGACTTCATTAGATCATCCTGCCCCTTAATGACAGACTCTAATGCTATCTCTGATCTAGTTTTTGCGCCACCAGCCCTAGATTTTGCTGCTGCTTTATTATTAGATATAGGTTTTCTCTTACCTGTTTTAGATGATCTTGGCGCTGGTATATTATTGGATGGCATATCACTAATTTCAGTATCCAACTCTGCAAATTGTGCGAATCCTAACGACATTTAGAGACTCCTTTTATTGTTTTTCTATATACACTCATTATACTATTTGTTTCGAAAAATGTATTTAAGCTATCGCACTTATGTTTATTTATAAAATATGCGGATATCGAAATTACACGCATAAACTGCATAGCCAGAAATCCAAATATGCTAAACTTTTTCTTCCCCATAATAAATTGCATATGATTTAACCAAGGTCTAGTTATTAATTTATAGGTTACATACCCTATGTTTTTATTTAAAACAAGAAAGTCCTGAATAGGGTTTGTTAATATCACGTATCCTGACCAGAATTTATCTGCCCCTCTTTCATGCTTTTGAAAACGAATTCTAAACCTAGGAAAATCTAAGAACTCATCTTTTGTAATAAATGAAGATCTATATGCTGCTGTCGATAGATTACACCCATAGCTGGTTATTGAATCTATTGGGTCAACAACATCTAGCAGCGTGCCTCCGGCAAAGCTTATAGCGCCTGTTACATCTTTTACCAAATCCAGAGCCTCTTCACCAAGGTCACCTAAGGCCTCAAGGGCAATATCCGTAGGTTTGAACGCAAAATCAACTATTTGGCTTACTTGTTTGTCAGCTAAAACTCTTACTAGTGAGCCACTACCAGGCATAAAACTATTTAATGATTGGTAAACAAACTCCTTAGCTGCAGCATTTCTGGCGTCTTTAACATTCCCTCCATTAATTAATGTCCCTATGCCTACTATTAATTCAGCCCCATATTCATTAGCAATTTGCTTTGTTGCATCATTAACAAGTTTATCAGATACACTGTCTCCAAACTGCTCTTTAAGCTCTTTCTCTACCGTTTTTTTAATCTTTTTTTCTACAGATTTTTGAGCTAACTCTTTAGCTTTATCTACACCTTTATTTTCAATATAATCAACGGGGTCTTTAGCGAAGTCAATTAACTCCTTTATATCTTCAGTCCCAATATCACTATATTGACTTAATGCCGAATTTAACTTATCTTCTCCATGCTTCTCTAAAGCCCCTGCAGGATCAAGATAAAAATCGTTAAGATCCTTTAACTTAATACCTTCGGCATCCGTCCCTTTAGTTACATTAGACCATTCAGATTCAAGCCTATCGCTGACATCTATTGCCCCCCCCCCATAGGTACCTATTTGACCGAAACTTCCGTCATCTTGCTCGATAGATATCCCATTTGTTAAATCTCCACCAATACCAGTAGATAATTGAACTTTCCCATCATTTGAAGATGGGAAATCAATATCAGGTAAGTTAATCCTAGGTAAGTCTATATCTGGAGCCTGTATATCTGGAGCTTCTATATCTGGAGCTTCTATATCTGGAGCCTGTATATCTGGAGCCTGTATATCGGGAGCTTGTATATCGGGAGCCTGTATATCGGGAGCCTGTATATCTGGAGCTTGTATATCGGGAGCCTGTATATCTGGAGCTTGTATATCTGGAGCTTCTATATCTGGAGCCTGTATATCTGGAGCTTCTATATCTGGAGCCTGTATATCGGGAGATTGTATATCTGGAGCCTGTATATCGGGAGATTGTATATCTGGAGCCTGTATATCGGGAGATTGTATATCTGGAGATTGTATATCTGGAGATGATAGACCAGAGAATGGATTAAATAATTTAAAACCAGACCTACCAATCCCCGTATCACTTTGTTTTAATGGGGTAGATAATGATCCACTAATACCTGATTTAGAGGTAATATCAAATAATATATCCTTTTCTCCACCTTCATCTATATCTGATATCTCGTCTCTAAATAAACTATCTGCTAATGATGGCATTATATACTTATCTCCGGTAGGTCTAAATCTAATCCCGGCAAATCTCCCCCTAATATACTTAATAACTGAGTGAAGGCTGCCTCTGTCGCAAAATCAACAATCTGTTGCTCTCTTGTAATTTGTAATTTATTCTCAAAAACCTGTTCTTCATATTCAGCCTTTAATTTAAATTCCTCAGGCAATGATTGTATAACTCGATCATACTTCTGATTAAGAAGAGCTAAATCATTCTGAAATTGTTGATTAGCCTGCTGTGTTTGAATCTCAGCTTTTTGATTAATTAAATTGCCTTGTTCTTGAAAATTTTGAGATTGCGTAATCCTTTGCTCAATACCTTGTACCTGAGCTAAGCTTTCCGCTGCCTGTGCTTGCTCCTGTATTCCAAGGCGTTGCTCGGCTCCACGAGCCCCTATAAGGCCCTCTTCAACACCAGCTGCAGCTTGTATTTTGTCTATCTGCTGTGCTGCTTCCTGTGTTGATAATGCTGATTGACCAGCAATTTGATCTGCTAGTAAATCTTTTTGGCTTTCTGCTCTAGCACCTATCAACCCTGTCTCGGCCTGTGTAGCAGCCTCTAGCTGTCCTAGTTGCTGCTGAGCCTGTTGGGCTGATAAATCTTGCTGACCAGCAATTTGCTGGGCTAAAGTTTGACGAGTATCAGATCCTCTTGCTCCAATAAGCTGCTGCTCACTAGCGGTTCTTGCCTCAACACCTGCTATATCTGTTAATCTCTGTTCAGCCCCTCTAGAACCTATTAATTGCTGTTCTGCTGCTGTCTGTTCGCCTAATAATCGGCTACTAACATCAGCCCCAACCTGTTGCCCTATAATATTCCTTTGAAATTGATTCTCAGCTAACTGTTCTTGTGTTCTAGCTTGAGCAAACTGTTGTCCCACCTGACCCACAACACCCTCTGCTTGTCTAGAAAATGCAGCATCTGCAAAAGAGCTTCTACCGAACCCTCTTCCTGATTCAGATTCTAGTTGTTGAGACCTTATATCTTGCAAAGATCTTTGCACATTAGATAATACTGCAGCTTCCTGCTTTGAAAATGGATCGGCAGTTGCCCCTCGAGACAATCCGAATTCTCCTGATATTTGACTTATTGTTCGTGCCATAATCTACCTCTCTTTATTTATACTATTATAAGTCCTCATCCCATGAAATACTAATAGTAACATCGCTGGCAGCCCCACCTGATAATCTTGCAAGACATGTTAATGTATCTCCTGGTATTAACACTACCTTTAAATTTTCAAACATAATCTCAGGCGATACCCCAGTAGGTGATATAACCGTAGTTGCTATAACCTTCCCATCTCCTGCGGTATATGTAGTCCCTGCAGTATCTATTAGAGCTATATTCTCATCTTCAGAAAAATACTCAAAGTTTTGAGTCCCATCAATTGTTGCATTCTTCACCACTGTTATTATAGTAGTCTTATTACTTTCACTTGCCCCAGTTAATATTATAGGTATAATTTCACTAAGATTAGGTATGTTATTAAACGTGATTAAATTTTTAATTGTGATTAAGTTTGTATCTGTAGTAGATATATTTTTTGTGTTTACATAAGAATGTGATTCTTCTCTTTTTACCCTTATTCCTTGGGTTGCAATATACATAGAAGCACCTTTTACTGAAAGATCAGTTGTTGAACCAAGGGAAGCTGAGGCCCAACCACATTTTAAAGATGGATTCCTTACAGATGTTGACGTGTTTCTGTTTGTATATTTTAGTTGATGTATAAGTATAAGGCGACCGGTGTCAGGATGTTCGATAAAAAAATTAACTGCACCGAACCCTAGATATTGAAATTCTATTTTATATACATTTCCTTTTGTCGGATCTAACCAGTTAGCCCCTAAACCATTCCATGAAGAAAGATATGTCCAGTCGGATGTATTATCAACCCCCACCTGTTCCTCTGAAAAAGACCCCGTTAACGTACCGGTAGATGATATTGAAAAAGTGCCTGCCTTATCTCCAACTGATTGAGCTAAAATAGTAACTGAATCATCTATAATATCAACTCTCCAGTCTGAAGTGTTTAACTCGAGATACTCACCAATTTCACGAGCGTTAAATTGAACACTTCCATTGGTTACAGGTATTGAAAATATTGTATTATTTAAAGTTAAGGTAACGGTTTCTGCTCCACTTGCTGAATTAGTTATCTGTATAGTTTGTATCTCTAAGGCTCCACCATACCTATGTAATATTCCAAAATTAGACCCATCATATCCAAAACAAAACGCGTCAGTTGCACTGAATAAACCAGCGAATTGCAGACTATTGGCAACCCCCGTTGTAAAAATAGCTGTAAATCTTGCTTCAGCACCCTCTCCTGGTCTATATATTAAAGCTCGCTTACTTCTGGCTACTCCATAACCACCTATGGTTGTACCAGTTGTACAATTTACAAGTGAGTCTGCCACATTTACAGACCCAGAGGCGCCTGCAAAAACTTCTGTTTTATCCCCGATCCCATACACATACATTATTTGCTCAATAGGTGTAGATTGTATTGTATTAACTTCACCAAAAGCTGCCAGAGGTAGATCAGATACAGATTGATTAGAAGATGACCCATCTCCGCCTTCATTTTTTGACCTATGATAAATAGTTTGTAGTCTAAAATCAGTCTGAGCGGATGATCCGTTGTCATAAACAACACGGAAATATCTTGCTGTCACTTTTAATGTAGTTTTAAATGATTCCCCACCATATAGTGTATATTTATTTTTCTCATCCCAGTTAACACCATCAGAAGAGAATTCTAAACTTATACCATTATCAGCACTAGATACCTCCGAGTAAATAAATATAGTTATTTCAGAATACTCTAGAACCTCATCTGGCTTACCTATATATTTTGAACTCAATGAGTCCCATTTTACACCAGAGTCAAACTTACGACCTTCGTCCCACTTTTTGTATACACCATTAATACCAAGCGTTACTGAAGTGCTATTATTATCTGATACAACCCCCGAGGCGGGGAACCCTCTTTGATAACCCATTATCGCGCAAATAGCCTAAAGCCTGAATCAGTTCCAGAATGTGTTATTCTTATCTTCTTTATACTTAATCCACTTAAATCAAACGTCTCTGTGTTAAATAATGTAAATTGGTCACCATAATTTAATCCATCATTACTTATTTCAACTAATATATTTCCGGTAGAACCGGCTGTATTCTTACATAGAATGTGACCATCTATACTGGGTATCCCAATAGATCCAGAAATATCTGAAATAGTAGGGCTTGAACCGACCTGAAAATTAAGATTCTCAGCTGCAAAATACCTATCTTTTGGCTCTTGAAAATCACTTTTAAATGACATCTGGACCTTTCTTTATTTCATTATTAAAAGATGTTATAGCTTCTGATAGTTTTTCTTCTGCTATTTTCCAGCTATTTTTATACTTTCCCTTAGCTTTCTTTTTTTCAAAAAAAGTATTACAACTTTTGCCTAAATCCGTCATCATAGTTACAAATAAATTAGGAAAGAATCTCATGCATATATTAATAAATATAAACTTTCTTCCAACAAATATGCCTAATGCCCCCAATACACCATATATGGCAAGCTGAATAGGAATTGGCAGCGCTCCGATTACACCCCCTAAAACTTTATCAAAAATAAATACAAATACACTTTCTAACATACTTATCTCCTCACTCTATTAATATCTCAAAGTCATTATCCCCAAGAAAACTATTTAATTCTAACATGGCAGCTATTGAATTAGTTATAGCTTGATGCCCCCTAATTACACTGAATCCTTTACCTACTAATATACATCCGTTTGTATCTTTTTCAGTATTCCCACAATGTATTAATATATAAGTCCTGCCATCTACGTTTTTAACCTCATAGACATTTTTATATTTATTAGAGTTATACCTAGAGCATACATAAGATCCTTTAGGTATGCAGCTTATATTTGGCTTATTATCTAACCAGGGGTTCTCTAATGTTAGAGCAATTATGTTTTTTGTTTCCGCATCTAAAATAACACCCTGAATACATTCGGCTTTTTCACTAAATCGTTTCAATATAATCTTTTTCATTACTTCACCAACTTTATAGAAAGTATAAACATTATTACAACCACAGTAAATCTAACTACCTCAATACCCCAGCTAACTTTATCTTTTTGCTCTCTTACAACTTCTTTTAATTTTTTATCAATTCTTGATTCAAAATTAGAAAATGAAACATCTAATGTCTTTTGAATATCGAGTTGTATAGATTTTGATAGATTTCGTAACTCTAAATCTATTATCTTATCTCTGTCATCTAATTTAGATACAAGAAGTGCCATAGTCTTATCAATTACCGCCTGATTAGGACTTCTCTTTAACTCTTGTATATCACTAGATAATCTATTTACCTTAGACGCGATATCTTCAGTCATAGTTAAATATCTGTAGACTCTGTGAATATCTGAGTTTTCAATGCCTGATATGCCTGATCTAAAATTGATTTAGTATTCTCGATTTCATAAGGTAATCTCTCAATTAACTCCCCTTTCTCGCCATCAACTATAGAATAAATACCAACCTGAAGCTGAATATTTGGACCTGCATTAACTATCTTTTCTAATTTTATATAAGAGTCATTAACTGTTATACCTTTAAAACTTACATCTGATTTAATTGCCATTTTTTTTATCCTTTTATGCGCTTGTTACGGCTTCCCATGATCCAGTATATAAATTAATTTTCGATGTCGTTGTATTGTAGATTACTAACCCTGCTGCCGGTGATGAGATGGCGTCACGCTGTGTTGTAGTCATTCTTGGTGGCAGGAACCCTCGTGTTGTTGAGGAAATCTCCAATTGAGCAGTAGAGACTGGTGATGATGATCCAATGCCAACCCTACCTTCTGAGCTTATAGTAAGATCAGGCGTAACCAAAGCCCCTGCACTAAAATGCATATCTGAAGATCCTTGACCTGTAGCAATCATAACATCATAAGCTCCAGTTGCCCAAGATGGTCCAACTGCGTTGGATGACTGTCTTAATGTAAATCCTGGATTCCCATTGAAAACTGGCATTTGTAATACTGATTCAGTTCCTGCGGTAGTATCTGTATTTCTTAACGATATACCTGTAAATTTTGTCGCATCTGAACCTCTGACATCTAACCTAAATGCAGGAATAGCTGTACCTAACCCCACCCTATTATTTGTACTATCAACATGAAAAGTGCTTGTGTCTACTGTAAGATCTCCGGAAATAACTAGAGAGGTTAATGTTCCTAAGCTTGTAATGTTTGACTGTGACGCCGTTTGTAATGTCCCAGTTATAGATGTGGATGTAAATGAGGTGAATCCAGAACCGACCCCGCCAGTTATAGTCGCAGTCCCATCTGTTAATGATGTGGATGTAAATGAGGTGAATCCAGAACCGACCCCGCCAGTTACAGTCGCAGTCCCATCTGTCAATGTTGTGGATGTAAATGAGGTGAATCCAGAACCGACCCCGCCAGTTATAGTCGCAGTCCCATCTGTTAATGTTGTGGATGTAAGACTTGTAATTCCAGTTACAACCCCCGAATCAAAATTAGCTGCTCCGTCAATAATAACGCTTGATCCAGCAACAGGATTTAAAGATAAATTACCGGCTGTTGTACTAATAATGTTCCCGTTAACTGTAATATTATCAGTTACCATAGAACCTGCGGTTATTTCTCCGGTTGTATCGATTGTTCCAGACCCGAAATTCCAATTACCTGTAAATGTCCCATCTAAAATTGTATTAGTTCCAAGATCAATAGTTCCGGACATTGTTAAATTAGTAAGACCAGTAAATGCCCCGCTCGTTAATGTAGCTGTTCCATCTGTTACTGAGCTTCCCTGAACTGCCCCTGTCACAGTAATATCTGCCGAAGCTGTTGTTCCATTTAGAAAATCTTCAACTTCAGCAAATATAGAATTTACCGTTGCCGATTCTAAGTCACTATTAAACACAATGTCCGTAAGTGATATAGTTGCCATACTAAGACTCCTTTCGCATTATTTCATATAATAAATCTATCGAGCTAACAGAGAACCTATTTGATCCTGTAGATTTAACTCCAAAAGCTATTGTAACACCTTGACGTAATTTTCGCTGCTTTTCTCTTGTGAAATTTATTGATCCAGCATCCCATCGAACACCTGAATCCCATTTATATCCAGAATCCCACTTCACACCAGTACCTTGAACCGTAATACTTTTTGATCCACTTGCCGTTTCAGAACCATCTAGGTACCACTCAAGATCTACATCTTGAGATGACTGAAATGATTTTAATGTTATAAGTAATTTATCAAACATTTTATAATATTGGTCTGTTTGTAAATTAAAATCTTTTGTCTTTACCCTTGAAGTTATTGATGATGATGGATCCGCATTAATCTGGTAAAACTTAGAGCCTTTTGCAACAAAAAGATTATCACCGGACTCTAAAAACAATTCCGCACCTCCTATAGTCCATTTTGACCAGCCTCCTGTTATTTCATCAAATACCAATATTGTACTATCTCCATCAGATAGGTAATATTTATCCTTAAAGGCATACCCTGTGGCCATTGACTGGTCTGAGAAAGCCGTTACCTCTGTTCTTATTTTTCTATCTAATCCTATAGTGCTTATAGAATCGAATGTTGTAGTCTGATCCTGCGTTGTTATGCCAGAAAACTGCTTAACCCCATCTCGTGATAAAAAATACAAGAAACGATCTGATTTTCCTATTGAAAAAGGTGCAATTATCCCTCTGGCATTAAATGATTTTTCTATAGTTGCTGTAAGTATAGAGGTTCCAGTAACAACATTTATCCTAAACTCCCTAAATACAGTTAATTGACCGAAATGTGATTCCATTTTTTTTATAGAATCCTCAGTGTTATTATCTAACTGGATAAGACCTGGTGCATTTGATCCTGAGTAAGCTCTAGATGCATCCCAATCTGTATTTGAACCTGTTGGATATTGAATAGAGACAAATATACTATTATTTTTAGATATCCATACACGTTCTAAATGAAGAGTTATACGATTTATTCCGGATTCTAATCCTGATGCCGTAGTAAGGCCTGTCAAAGTATTAGATGTATCTAAAAAGTGAATAACATTTGAATTTGTTGTTAATCCATTAACAAACCACATCTTATTATTATAAACAATGAAATCAAATAATGCTGCTGGATCGAAGTTTTGACTAGAGGCTTCCACCCATCCATCTGTATCCCAGGTTCCCGTAGCATCGTCAGATACCCACGTATCTGTTATTTCGAATGTATTAGTGGTTGTATTTGCTATAGTAAAAATACCATTATAATTTGTAGTTCCACTTATAGTTACTGAATCATTATTGTTCATGCCGTGACTTACAGAAGTTACAGTCACCTGACCGCTTCCGGCATCAGCGAAGGCTGTTATTGATCCGGTTAATGTCGTATCTAAATAAACTAGTCTTGACTCTACGCCATTACTCGCCATTATGTATATTAGGTCATTAAACCTAACTCCACCTAATATGCTAGTTGATATTGACCCATTAATATAAATATCGTTACCAGTCTGAAGAAGTCCATCTATAGATTCAGCCTCCCCGCTAGGTCTAAAAACCACATTATCTGCTACCTGAAGATCAGAATCTGCCATATCATGTGGGCTATCTATAACATTTAAGCCAGTAGAAAAATTATCAACAACTTTCTGTCGAAGATCTTTAGCCATAAGCTGTAGCGCCTCTTGAGTACTGGGACACAACCTGTTCTCGAACACTATTTAATATACTAAAATACAACTCTCGAGCTAAAGAAGATTCATCTGGGACTCTTCTTCTCACCCAATATTTCCATTCACACCATAAGTAAAGTAACTCTATATATTGATCTGGCAAATCTATATATGATGAGCCAGTTGCTGGCTTTGTAGGTATTCTACTACCATATAGGCGATAAGTACCTGTGCTTTTACCGCTTCCAAATATTGATACATTCTCACCTTCTCTAACATAATAATAAGGAGTGTCTGAGCTATATCCGTTACTCTGTAGCTCTTGAAAATTAGTTGAACTCAAATATGTATAGTTTGCTGGTGAATTTGTATCGATATAATACAATTCATCAAGCATAACTAAGTTTGTAGGCAATGTATAAGATGATGAACCATCAGCACTTACGGTGGCATACTCTGGCAAGAGACCAGCTGCTCGACCAATATTATCTAACCCCTGATTAATAAGAGATACAATTTGAGTATCACTAATATTATCCTCTGTGTCTTCATCAACCCTAGTTCTTAAGTTAGTAATAAATGAGTCTCGGGTTAAAGTCTGGTTTGTAAATAAACTAGTCCATGAGAATGTAGCCATATTAAATCCTTATTTCATATTGTAGATAAATGCTTAACCTTTGCATTAAGCGCATTCATATATAAATCATACCACTTATACGCATGATTCTGGATAGAGAAATTTAAATCAACATGTTTTTTTGCATCTGATCCTAATTTAAATCTATAAATAGGGTCATCTATAAGTTTGCATATGTGATTAAACCAGTCATTTACACTATAAGCCAAAAGCCCTGTCTTCCCATCCTCTATATGTTGAACGTATGGTTTACACCCAGAAACTACGGATGGTATTGCGTAGTGTGAATACTCAAGCCATTTTATATTAGATTTTGAGTTATTGAAACGATTAATCTCTGGATCTATTAATGGGACTATCCCTATATCAATAAGGTCTTCTGAAAATACTTTATTAAATTTTTCTGGATCTATCCACTCTATATGTTCACCATTTATTTCTTTATACATATTAACAAAAGCTGCTCCATAAAATCTAAATTTGACATTATCCTTGTACTTTTCCTTAATCATTTTTAATGCCGGCATAATCATTTTTAAATCGTGATGATGACTATCACCACCTTGCCACCCTATTAATACATGGTCACGCCTCTTCTTTTTACCAGGGTAGTTCATTTCATCTGGGTTAATAAAATTAGGTAAAATAGAAACGTTTTCGTTCCACTTATTAAATGTTAATCCGAGATCTGGGGTTGTACAGGTTATGACATCTGAATATATGAGAGCTCTAAACATCTTCGCCATTCTTGCCTTATTTCTTAAAATATTAAATCGAAAAGCGTCTTTTTCAGAATCGCTTGCATCATTATACTCCCCAAGTGGATCACACAATTCCCCATCTTTCCAAGCATAATTACCATCAGATAACTGAATATTCTTTATTCCGGCATACCTGTAATAACTGTTAGATGGATGGACACATGTAAAATCATCATCAAATTCTGACACAAATAATTTAGGTAATTTATTCTGTATTGCAAAATCATTAAATCTAACTAAAATATCAGAAGGGTTTGTATAATGAAATATAATAACATCTGCCCACTCTACGGCATCTGACATGTACTTACCTATATTCCTCTTAAATTCAGGGTTTGACCAATCTAAACCTCGCGTTTCAACTAACCCTCTCTTCTCTAGCTCAGCTAAAGGCCACTTCAATCTGTAGTAGTAACAAAAACCTTTATTTTTGGATATTATACATACTCTTAACTTCCAACCTTTTTGTTTTTTAATCATATAGATACTCCAAGTATGTGAAATAGATGTTCGTAAGAATGGAAGTGTTTATCTTTAACAAACCTCCTAAGTTCTTTTTTTACTTTACTCCCCACCAGCAATATCCCAAGACCATGACCGTGAGAGAAATTCGCCGATGGATACTGTGTTGATATTTCATTCCATAATCTCCAGACTCCAAAATCCTCTTTCATCTCAGTTGTATCGTGAAATATAATTACACCATTATCAGACATCTTTGGTAACCATGTTTCAAAATCATGTTTGACAGCCTCATATGTATGAAGCCCATCTATATGCAACAAATCCACATTGTTAGTTTCAGATAATTTATTTGCTTTATCAAATGTCATCCGCAATAAATATGCAAACTCCCTATAATGAGAATGCGCTGCCACAACAGTCTTATATATATCATCATCATAGTGACCCGCATGCTTATCTCCTTCCCATGTATCCACTGCATAACACTGCGTGTCTATATCAAGTTCTTTAGCTGCTTGGCAAAAAGCAAAAAATGAAGAACCTAAAAAAGATCCTAGCTCAACAACTTTCTTAGGCTTCATAACTGCCATTAAAAAAAATGCAAACGGTATATGTTGTGTCCAGGCAGACAACGGGGTCCATCTAGGATGCATAAATATTACCGATCTATACTTTTTAGCTAATGGTAAGTCTAAAGATTTAAGAAAATCCATCCAGTATCTCCTTTATGACCTTTAAAATACGAGCGCATGACTGTCCATCTGTTAATACCTCTATATTATCGTAATCACGAGGCATATTTTGATTGCCCCTGCCTATCACCTTAATCCCGTGTGATTCGGCAACTATATCGAATGTCGACATCAGGTCCGAATAGACAACTTTTGCGTTTTCATATAAAAACTGACATTTTTTAAAATGTTCACGACCCATATTGTAAAATCTATTACTCATTATTGGATTTAAGTGATCGTACAAATCCCTTTGAGTATCATCAACAATAGATGTAATGTATCCATCACAATCATAATCTTCGCATATTTTTTCTAACTCCAATTTAGTCAGAGGTTCTTGATTCCATTCCACAGGTAAACTATGATGCTCCATTCTACAATGCTGAGGCGCATATACAAGTTTAGATGGATTTCTACGACGAGGAATTGTCATGTCCGTATAAATACTACCTACATGATAAGCCATTAAGCCGTTTTTTTTTAAGTTATCATACGTCCAATTATTATTACAAAGATAATGTACATCATCATGGAATTGCCTCTTAGATAGAACATGATTATCAGGGATGCCGTGCTCAATCCAAATTTTTGGTCCTGGTAATTCTGGGATGCCAAAATCTAATGTCCAAAAAATATTGCATCTTAGAGCTACTTCTGAAGGTATCCAATCAATGCATGGGTGACTCATACTACACTTTTATGAAAAAGATACGGGTGATACCTTGATGCCCATTTCATAAGTTCTTTTTTATCACTACGTATCTCTTTAGGTAATAGAAGAAAAGCTTCCTGAGGTATATCGACCTCATGCTTAAAGTTAGAGCCTACGGACCAGCCTCTGTCATGGATGTAATCTGATTTTTTTTCATCAAGATACTCTCTGTTTTTAGGGTTTTTCATCCACTTTTTAACAAGCTGATTAGCCATCTCTACCTTTTGATCAAAATCAGACATCTCTGGATTTATTCGTGACAGGTCCACATCTGAAGCTATAGCCAATTCTTGTAAAGTAAACATGGTTATATTCTATAACAATGTTATTACATATTCAATAAAAAAAGGCGACAGTCTTTCAACTCGTCGCCTTTTAAAGAATCTCTAAGGTTAAATTATAACTTATGAAGCTGTAATTTTACCGCCAGCCTTCTCTGTCTTACCATCCAATGTTAGCTCACCAACAATAGCAATACGAGTGCTATCAGTAGTCTTTGCTAATTTGAATTGTGTAAAACGTCTTAAATATGAAACTTCCCACATATCTAGAGCTACCGCTAGAATATTTGCGTCAGGAACGTATCTATCAAGAATGACATTTACTGTACCAAAATCTGAATCATATACGTTAATTGATAAAATTTGTGTTTTGCGCTCGGCCTCAACGTTTCGTGTTACTTTAGTTGATAACTTAGAAATTCGTCTCTTACGGTCACCACCAACTAATACTGTGTCTGGGGCTTGTCCCGTTGTCCACATTTGGTCAAACATATCATTAAGTGAATCTTCAAAAGCTGCTAAGTTAGCGTCACTTGTTCCAGTCCATGTAGCGCCAGTAATATCTGCTGTGGCTGTATTTGTGGTGATCTTTGCCACAAGACCATTGAGTTTACGTGCAACCGCTGTTGTCCCAGAAGCTGAGACACCTTGAATGAAAGCCTCTTCAACGTCAGTCGCAAGTTCAGTAAAACGTTTCTTAACCTGATAAGCAAGCTCTGATTTAACACCGCCATATTTGAGAACTTCTTCTTGAGTCCCCGTAACATTAATGACTTTATCAAAAATCTGCATATAGTTTGACTCAGTAGATCTAGTGCCAATTGTATCATCTGAAAATGTACCACCTTCTGCTAATGCATTGTCCTTGTTCGCTGCTGCTAAAGAATCAGTTACATTCTCTTTTAATCGAGATCCTCCGGCGTTTGATCCAATTAATGAAAAAAACGGACTATCCTTTGGGGATACATTTGTTACAAAGTCCGATACGTCTCGCGCATTTTGTTGAGCTTGATATGTTGAATATAAAGTAGCCATTTTTTTTCTCCTTAATTATTAAAAATCTAGTTGTGAGATTAGATCTGAGGTTATTGTATCCTTAAGGTAATTAACTGCGTCAGATTTATTCATAGATTCCTTGTTTCTTAATATTCTTAACGCTTTTTTGCGATTAACATCATTTTCAGATACTTGATCTCTATTAGACTGCACAGGTTCAGAATGCCCACTAAAAAATTTATCAGGATTACTAACCTGAGATGTTTTTGTGGATTGAGGTTTACTGGCTGAATACATGCCGTAAACTTCATTTAAAGTTACAGATCCCTCTTTGATCATAGCCTTAATCGATGGCTTATCTTTAAGGTAATCTAGAAGCTCTCCAACAACCTCATCTTTTTTAGCTTTTAACTCTGGCTTACTATCAAAGAAGTTGTCTTCTTGCTTCTGTATTTTATCTTTAGTTTTATCAGTCTGAATACCCTGGATAACATCAGTTAACTGTTTAACCTGCTCTTTTAGATTTTGGGTTTCAGTATAATTTAACTTCTGAACATCATCCATATACTCCGTAGGATCAACCTCCGTATCTATATCTCCATTATTATTATTTAAATCTTTAAAGGCTGATATTTGACCTTTTAGTTCAGCAAACTGTTCTTTTAGAGCCTGCATCTCCTGTGTAGCATCATCCCTTTGCTTCTTCATCTTCTCTAAACGAATAGAAGCATTAGGTATATCATCCTCGACTTGGTTAAGTGATTCACTTACTCCTAAGTCTGCATCTTGATTCTTAACACCTGGCTGTTTCTGATCAAACATCTCGTTAAATACAGATTCCCCCATTTCTTGTGTCAAAATCTCAGGTGCTTTAATTTCAATGTCTTCAATAGGCATTTTTTTTCTCCTTACGTCTGTTTTACGTGGTTGACGACCACGTGGAGTGTTATTTAGGCAGAGTTTTTCACTGCTTCGTCACCAAGAGTAATATACTCTTGAATAACCTCTTTAACGAACATTATACCATCTTCCTGCCTAATGCAAGACATTATAATGTTAGGGTCATCGGAACTGTCCCTTTTTACTTTTAATGAAGATAACTCATCTTTTATTCCTGAATCTATTAATCTCCAGCCTGGCGTTGTTAATAAATCTTTCATATAAGAAGCATTCTTTATTTTTTCTAAATCCTCATCAGACTGTTCATAAATCAATTTGTCTTAAGCTCCTCTTTCTCAATAGGACCAGGTATGGATGCAGCAGCTCTATCAGTTTGTTTTAACTCTCCCTGCAATCTCTTTGCTTCTTCATATAAGTCTTTATTCTGTTCCCCCACATTTTCTAGAGCCTGTCGTAGTTGCTTTATCATCTGAGATTGCTTATTTACCAAGTTATCAGGATTTATAAATCTGGCTAATTTTGGTGATAGTGACATAGCAATCTCTTGTAGCATCGGTACAATATCAAGCGTCTCAATAAATTTATCATTTATACCAGCCACAGATAGTAATTCGAGTATAGAGTCCCGATACTCACGCTCTTTTAAAAATTGAGACCCTGTTGATACATTTATCTTAAATTGACCAACTATCTCCGAAGGTGTTTGTAATTTCGATGTAACTACCCCATCAGAACCCTGTATAGGTATCAATATCTCATCGTCAAAAAATTGTATAATTATATCCCATGACTTCTGTAGGCTTTTTTCAATCATTCTTTTCTCAAACTTTCTCACAAACTTACTAAACTGCGATCTAGTCTGAGTCAAAAGTGTACCCAATGCCTTACCTGATCTATCAACTTGAGTACCCGTAGGTGATCCACCAGCCAATGAAGTAGCTCCAGTCCCAGACTGCATCATGTTTTCTAGTCGAATCTGCT